AATGACTTGGATAAGTGACTCGGATTGGATGGCCTGCGAGCAGGATATGGATTTAGATGGGCTTGAGTGTTATGCAGGGCTTGACCTTGCAAGCACGTCGGATTTCTGCGCGTTCTCGCTGTGGTTCCCTGAATACTCAGCCGTTCGCACCTGGTACTATTTACCGGAGGAAACTATCCGCAAGCGTACCGATGCAGTCGGGCAGCAGTATAAGCAATGGAAGCGCGACGGCTTTATTATTGAAACGCCTGGGAACGTAACCGATTACGATTTTATACTACGGCATATATTGGAGCTATGCGCGCGTTATGAAGTAAAAGAGATAAGCTATGACCGTTATAATTCTAGTCAGTTGGTTATTCAGTTAACAAATGAGGGGTTGGATATGTACCCTTTCGGACAGGGATTTGTAAGCATGTCAGCTCCGACTAAGGAACTAGAGCGAAAGGTTAAAAATAAAGAGTTAACACATGACGGCAACCCGGTTACTAGGTGGATGATGTCAAACATATATTTGCGCACGGATCCGGCAGGTAACGTGAAAATTGACAAGGCCAAAAGCGGTGACAAGGTCGACGGGGCAGTGTCTATCGTGATGGCGTTGGGCGGTTACATGGCAGGCGCTGCGGAATCGAAACAGGATTTTTGGTTTGTTCAACTGTGAGGCCCGAATTGATATATATTGATGAATATGTAAAAGCTTACTATGCGGAGCTACCCAATTGGCCGACTTACGAGAAAGCCTTTGAGGAAATTGAGCGGCAGTATATGAAAACGTTTGGGCGCAACCGATACGCAAACTATGCCACGTTTAGGGTGGTGCTGTGCCGGTGGATGAAAATTAATAAACGTTGTTAACCGATAAGTGAATAATTTAAATTTAATTTGTAACTATGCAATTAAGGCTATGGCCAAAATTTAGGACAGAAAAGCGGAGCAGTTTATCGGCGCCGCCTGACTGGTTAGTTAATACACTAAGCAATATTTTTGGTATTCAAACTAAATCAGGGCAGGCTGTTAATGAACAAACTGCGCTAAGTATTAGCAGCGTTCACGCTTGCGTTCGTGTTATTGCCGATGGGATTGCCGGGCTAAGCTTGAAAATTTACAGCGACAGCAACGGCGAGAAAATACAGATTACAAATAATTACGCGGCGGCTTTATTGAATGATCCAAATTCCTATCAAACCAAGTTTGATTTTATTAAGTACATGGTGGGGCAATTGGTATTGAAAGGCAACGCTTATGCGTTTATAAATCGTGACGCTAGATTTATCGCAATCGAATTGCACCCAATACGCAGCGAGTTTGTTGAGCCGATTATGGAAGACGGGCAGCTGTTTTACAAAGTGAACGCGAAGGGTTTCCCTGGCATGATTCCGGCAACGGATATGCTTCACTTTAAAGGGCTTTGCACCGATAACCCATTGAAGGGGAAGAATCCAATTCAAGTGCATGCCGAGAGTTTGGGTATTGATTTGGCCGCTATTGGCTCTAGCGCTAGCGTTTACAAAAATGGCATATTGAAATTTTTGCTTACTAGCGACGCAATGATAAAGCCTGAACAGGCCAGCGCGCTAAAGAATAGTTTGGACGACGTAATTAACGGACAAGCGCGCAGCACTGTATTGCCGAACGGCGTTAAGATGGAGCGTTTGAGTTTGTCGCCTGAGGAAGCTCAGTATATTGAACAGCGTAAATTCTCAGCGCAGGAAATTGCTCGCATGTTTGGCGTGCCGTCGTCTATGATTGGCGCCAACGATGGCGGCGTGAAGTCGTCCGTTGAGCAGGAGTTTCAGGATTTCTATGCGCGCACGCTGTTAGCTTATGCGATTAACATCGAGCAGGAAATGGGCCGCAAGCTTTTAACGGAACAGGATAAGCCTACGATGTATTTCAAGTTTAATTTTAATTCGCTGTTGAGAGCCACGGCAAACGATCGCGCGGATTTCTATAACAAAGGTATCCGAGGTGGATGGTTATCGCCTAACGAGGCACGCATGTGGGAAGATATGAACGGTTATACCGATGGCGCAGGCTACATGGTGGAAGCCAATTTAATACCAGCGGACAGAATGGACGAATACATGGAGGCTAAAATAATTAATCTAACAAACAAGGCATTAAACAATAATAACCCTGAAGGGAATAATAATAATTCACAATGATTGAAAAAAGAACGATAACCGGAACGATTGAATATAGAGCCGAAGGCGATGCAATGCCCAAGGAATTGGGCGGCATTGCTGCGGTTGTTAATAGCGTAACGGATTTAGGATATTTTGAGGAAGTAATTGCACCGGGGGCGTTTGATTACGCGCTTGGAAAAGATTACGACATTCGCTGCTTATTCAATCATGAGAGCGAATTAATATTAGGCCGCACCAAGGCTAACACGTGCAAAGTGTTTGTAAACGCTCAGGGGAATTTGGAATATACTTGGGTGCCTGATTACGAAAACCCTACACACGTAAGCGTTGTGCGTTCAATTATGCGCGGAGATATTACGCAATCGAGTTTTGCGTTTACAATCCGCGAACAGGTTTGGACAGAATCCGAAAAATACGGGAGCATGGGAAAGCGCATTGTTAACGTTATTGAAGATTTGTATGACGTTAGCCCGGTTACATACCCAGCGTATGAGGACACTGAGGCAGACGCTCGCAGTATTATAAAGATGCGCGACGAACAGCGCGAAATTGACGCAGCCGAGCAATCACGGGCAAGCGTTGATTTAATTAAATTGATTGCAATGAGGTATAAAAATTATTAAAATGAAAAACATAAAAGCACTTAAAGAAGAGCGCGGCAGCTTGTTAGACGAGTTAGCCGGCTTGCAAAATGTAATTGAGAGTGAAGCTCGCAGCATGAGCGAAAAAGAAACTAACAGATTGAGCGAAATCGAAGCCCGTTTGTCTGCTATTGCTAACGAAGTTGAGAAGCTTGAGAAGCTCCAAAACTTGGCTGCACAGGCTGCTGGTAACAGCGTAAGCCGTAGCGAAGAAAAAGAAAAGTCAAAAATGAAGGAGCAATACAGCTTCAAACGCGCTATGGAAATGGCTATTTCTGGCCGTCGCGATGGCGTTGAAGGTGAATTTAACGCAATCGCTGCTGAAGAATATCAGCGTAGCGGTGTTTCTGTTTCTGCTCATTCCGTTAAAATTCCTTCTGAGGTGTTTAAGCGTGACATGACTGCAACCGGTGGAAGCTCAGGCTCTGAGGGTGGAGTAAACATTCAAACTTCAGTAGGTTCAATTATTGACGTGTTGTTGCCCCGCACCGTATTGCGCGGATTGGGTGTACAGCAGTTGCCTAATTTGGTTGGTAACTTAGACCTTCCTACTGCTTCTACCTTGCCTTCAGCTGGATGGAACACTGAAAACGGATCAGCTACTGAGAAAAGCCCTGCTTTCAGCAAGGTTGCTTTTTCTCCTAAGAGATTGGCTGCTTACATTCAGGTTTCTAATCAGTTATTGCTTCAGTCTTCCAATAGCATTGATGCTTATGTAAGAAACTGGTTATTACAGGCTATGGCTCAAAGCATGGAGGCTGCTGCTATTAAGGGTGGTGGTTCTAATGAACCAACTGGTATTATTGCAAACGCTAACGTAAACGTGGTTTATGCAGGTGGCGCTACTTCAAACTCAACAAACGCCAACGGTGCTGCACCTGTTTGGGCTGACGTTGTTAACTTGATGAAGGCAGTTGAAAACGCCAACGGCGATGGAGTTGCTTATTTGACTAACCCATTGGTGAAGGCTAAATTGCAAACTACCCCACGTCAATCAAGCGGCGTTGAAGGCAACTTTATTTGGGCTGCTGGCGGTTCCGAGTTGAACGGTTACCCTGTAGCTACTTCGACTTTAGTTCCTAGCAACTTGAGCAAAGGTACTTCTAGCACTTTGAGCGCTGCTATCTTTGGAGATTTCTCTAAAATGGCTTTAGCTTCTTGGGGTGGCATGGAATTAGTGGTAGATCCTTTTAGCGGAGCAACTGCTGGCTTAACCAACGTGGTATTAAATGCTTACATGGATTGCAACTTGTTGCAGCCTGCTGCGTTTGCAGTTTGTAAGGACATTGTAGCCTAATTATAACGGGGCGCGGCTCGTTATCCGCGTGGG